GGACAAAGTATTCTGTGTCTGCCCAAATCTTAGCACGAGTTGCAGTAGCACCCTTGTTAGCACTATTGTAGCGAGTTGGAAGGATGATGATGTTTTGAACACCGAAAGCATCACGAAGGACTTGGCGATTAGTGTATTGACCATTGCCATTGAAGATTCCACGAATGTCATCTGTATTAAGCATTTCATTGAAAAGAGAAAGCTCAATGATAAGAGATAGGTTATCGTAGAAACCATTTGCGTTAAGACGCTCGACAGCATTTTGAATGTCGATGATTGGCTTGGCGTTACCACTATCGCTCATCGCTTTATTACCAGTTGTAGCAGTTCCATTGAAGCCTGCACCAGTCATAAGAGCGGCGACACGAAGTTCGTGACCTACCATGATGTCACGTTGTAGCTTTTGAGCAATGCCACCTGCAGCATCGCTGATGCCATTGTCGCTAGCAAGAGAAGCATCTTCATCAGGAAGAACACCTTCTAGTGCATATTGCTTACAAGCGTATGATTGCTTGCTGTAGTCAAAGTCACGACGAGCAAAAGCAGAGCCAGAGGAACGAACTTTAGAAGCATTTAAGTCGAACTGATCGTCATCGAATACTGGATAGTCACCATTTTTAGTAGGTGCAACTCTGATTGGGAGAAGTTGAGTCCCAACGAATTTGTTTTCTCCAATCTTATTAAGAGCCTCCGAAAGAATCGGATTGAATGAGGCTGATGTTGTTAAAGACATATTAAATTATTTGTTAAAGATTATCGTTTAAAGTTAAGCAAAAAGCACCTCGATGACATCGCCATCAGCACCAGAGGCTGAGAGTGCTGTTCCGACTAATACGTCATTAGTAGTTGTGCCAACTAAAGCAACCTTGCCAGAAGCAGTTGCATATACTGCTGTTCCGACTGTGATTGCTTCAGCAGATTCTACGAAAGCTGTGCCACCTGCGTTAGATAAAGCGACTGTTACAGGTTCACCACTAGCGGCTGCTCGGTCAGATATACCAACGATGAGAAGTCCAGAAGTGTCTGTAGCGTGTATAGCGTCACCATCAGATTCGATGGTTACCGCACGATATTGTGAAACGGCTGCGCCTGCTGTGAAGGTGCGTTTCAGTCCAGTTGTTACTGTTGCTGACATAATATTATATAGTTAATTTATAGGTTATAGTTTGAATAATTCAGGACGCTCCTTACCTAAACGCAAGGTAGCAGAAAATTCTGAGATGCCATGTTCTTTGGCAAATTCTGTGATTATTTTACTGCGGTTAGCTTTGCTTGGCTCATACACATCATCGCTTTTAGATCCTGCGACAAGTTCTGTGCCTTCGATTAGCTTCTCTAGCTTTACGACTTTAGAAGAAAGTTCTTCAGCCTTGGCTTTCATCTTTTCTTCTTCGTCCTTGTGGCCTGCAAGCTCTTCGTCCTTCTTAGCCATCTCATCATCATGCTCAGATATGGCTGCATCTTTCTCAGCCATTTCTTCTTCATGCTCTGCAAGTTTGGCTTTGAGTTCCTCGATCTCTTTTTTGAGAGCTTCAAGTTCCTCTTCTTTTTCGTCAAAGGACTTTTTAAATCCTTCAAGCTCGGCTTCGGCCGCGAGTTTCTCTATAGAAAATTGTGTAGCCTGCTCTGTAAGAGTAGTCTTCTCATCTTCCAGAGAATCATTTAATTCGATAAGTTCTGCTTTAGTCATCTTATGATTATTAGGTTTGTCAATTTTACAAAATAGTCCTCGCTGATTTGCAGCCGGACTGTCTACGAAGTCTGCACTAGATACTTCGTCTACCCTAATAGAAGGATAATCAAACAAAGCATCATCTGGTCTTTCATCGGTGGTAACATCCCCCTCTGTTGTAGACCATGCGCTATTAGCTGAAAATACGATAGAGAGTCCAAATCTCTCTGGCATCTTTTCAGCCATTTCAAAAAGTCGGTTATATTTACGAGAGTCATCATCCCGGAAAGACTCAAATGCTTGGAAGTCTCCCAGTAATCTATCTCCTTTGATTCTGAAGTTATCGAACATCCCTATCTCTCTAGTTAGTCGATCTTCAAAAAGTGCGCCCCGGTGGGTTATGTAAGCAGGCAATTTAGTGCCATCTAGTTCGTCCTCTATGGTCTCTAAAGATTTATTGTCTACATACAACCCGTGACCCTTGGCAGGCCCAACAGATATAAGAGACACGGCAGACATAGTTCCTGCTTCTTTGTCGATCTGCGTCTCCATCATAGAAGACGCATTAAATGCAAATTTAGTTGGCATACTATTCATCTTAGTTTTGTCAATTTCGGCTAGTTTTGATATAGCCCATTCTACACCAGAAGTTCCTCCCCAGGCATCCCACATCAATCCACCGCAGCCCTCTCCATAAGGCACATCTTTATGTTGTTGGTGTCTTTTGAATGAAGCCATCCGAGCAATAGTGGATCTGGTAATTCTTTCTTTGTTAGCTAATTGATTAGCTCTTCGCCATCCTACTGGTGTGCCACAGTCGTTATCTGGGTTCTCTTCTTTGTATTTCAAAGCTCTCTTAGCATTGTTACTAGCTGAGTCTGGATAGTCATTGTAACTCTCCTGCATAGATATGCCGGTAGCTTTCCACGCTGCACACCAATACTGCGGTCTTACCGGAGCTTTAAACTTATGACAGTAATAACGATGCTCCTCGGTCTCCTCTAGGTGTGTGCAGTTTATACAAGCCTGTCCCTTTGTCTCTCCGTCTTTACGGCTCTTGCGATACTTCTCCGGCAAGTTAGATGGGATCGCTTCTCCGTCTGGGTATCTGCGATGACTGTCGGCCTGCTTTTTCTCTCCGGCTTGTGGATGGGACTTGGGTAGCAAATCCGTATCATGTTTGCCGCTTCTGTATCTAAGATTTCTAAGTGCATACAGAAAGCTATTTACCCTTGCTTGCGCCCATTGCTCCGGGCTTTTGACAGTAGGTCTTACACTAGAAGGGTTTGTCTTGTAAGCACCAATGCCCCGGTTAAATACTATTTTTAGCTTACGCAGAGTGGTTTGCTTCTTTGCATCTGTTCCTACCTTCTCTCGATGATCCTTCAATTTGTTCTTCAGAGAAGTCTCTACCACCTTAGATACTTGATCGCTATTAGTCTCTAATTTACTGTCATACTTGTATAGAGAAGAGCAGACTGCCATGCGTTGCACTCGACTGGGGAAGTCGGCTACAGATGTAGGATCAGCCATACAACGATTTATAAAATCGCTCTTACTCTCCGTTTTCTTCGGTTTCGGTAGTGGCATTGCTTTCTGCGATATTCTTAGCCTCTTGTTCCGACAATCCGAAGACAGAGATTAAGATGTTTATGACTTGGCTAGAAGTGATTAGCCCCTCGCCTAGTCCTCTTATTAGTTCAGATATAGCGGTTACTCCTCCTACACCAATACTGGTAATAAGTGGCTCGGCTGCCACCTTATCATCTGACTCTTCCCTTTGTGCCTTAAACAACTCTTGAGATGTAAGATCTGTGAAGTTGGCACTAGCACTTGTATTGTAAAAGTTCACTAGGTCATACCAAGATCCTAGATTGAAATCCTTTGCTATCTTCTTAGCTTGGCTAAGATTCTGAGCTTTGCGTATCATAACATCTTCTGCGGTGTAGCCAAAAGGAGCAGTAATATCATCCAAAGACATAGCACCGGCACGGAAGTATTCCATATCGGCTTTAACTTGTGCGGCCCTATTGATCCATCTAAATGCCGGACGTTGCCACCGGACTGCAAATGGATCTCTGGCATCTCCAATGTCGATCTTACTTGTGGCGATCTGTTGGGATAACCACCTACGATAAAGCCTAGACATTACCTTGATCAGATCCGACTGATAGCTTTCTACAGTCTGCTGATATTGTAAAACTACACCTTGGGAGGCAGAAAAAGAACTGCCACCAATATCCATAAGAAGGAACTCTAGTGGTATGCCTACTGCACTACCAACCTTCCGGAGCAAATAACTGACCCATTGGATTCCGTCTACATTTGGTCTGCCGTTAGCAGATATGACACTTACATCCTCGCCTGGTTCTAAGTAGTGGAAGCGTCCCGGCTGAAACTCTTCTAGATTGCCCAGATCATCTTGATCACTAGCATCTAGTCTGTTCTGCAGTTCAAATTCGTAAGAGTTCTCTCTCTTGACTGCGACCGCTAAAGAAGCACTTATTTTGGCTGCGATCATCTCTACGCGATCATATTCGTCGCAGTCCTGCAGAGTATTTACGATTGGGGCAAGCTCTGGTATGCCTCGATATTGATTGGGCCTTATGCGTTTTAAAAATGGTATGAAGTCTCTAGCCGGGATTAGCCTGGTGTCCCTTAGAGTTCCGGCTACTCGATTGCCTACTACATATGATATTGGTTTGCCCATATCATTTATCTCCACTCCGTTTTGGTATGTAGATTCTTCGTCCGAAGTGTATTGACCAGACGGATTACCAATCCGTGATCCATCAATAAACTGAACCTGCTCGTTGCCGACAATTAACCCACAGTCTCCATAGTAGAGTAGCGAGTCTATCATCTGTTGTTGCATCTCTCGCATATCTAACATGCAAGTGACCTCTGGCATCTCAGAGAATTTGTTCCAAGCCTCTAAGATCCTAGAGTCAGTATCATCATCCCCAGTAGATGGCTGCGGTATTATACCTCTGCCAACTATGTCCGATTTTCTCAACCTAGATAATGAGGCCACAACCGGATTGTTCCTACGGAACTCTAAGCAGGTAGAAATAAGATTATTCCGGTCATAGTTACTTAGCTCTACTTCCTCGGAGCGTATGGGACTGTTGCCCCTTCTAGCCCGGTATCTAGTATTAGTTACTGCATCATAGCCTCTAAATGCCTTCTTAAATTGACTGAAGGCAAAGCCTATACGACTGGGTTTTTTATTTTTCTTAGCCATTAAAGTTCTGCAGAGTAATCCTATTACGCCCACGACCACCTAGGGTTCTGTCCTTTAGAGCAATTAGTTTGTCTAGTTTCTCTACTTGGGATATAAGGTCTCCCACATCTGCTAGAGAAAAGGTCTGGTCTCCTATGCTATAAGAGGTAATCCCATCTTCTGCTAGTTTGTTTATAGCAGTTAATAGCTTATCACGGATTGCAATAAGTTGAGCAGTAGTAGTAGTAGATGCCATCGCTATTCGGCAGATGTCAATATGCACGAAAAAGCCCCTCCCAACTGTATTAGTCGGAAGGGGCTGACCTAGTTACTATTACGCCACGATAGCCCTCACGGGCTTTCAAAGGCTAAATTAGCTAATTAGCCTTGTAGAAGGCTACTGCCTCTTCTAAAGGCATATAATTGAGGCATATCCAGTTATCTGGAAAATGCTTACTCAATGTGTTTTTGAACGACTCTATGGTATCTTTGGTAATGCCATACTTCTTTTTACCATACTTATAGTATCCACCTTTTATGTCATCCTTCTCAAAGACAATCATAGAGCGAGACATAAGGCTCTTTACTCTCTTAGTAGTCAGATAATCATCTAGCAACTCTCCAACTGTTATATCTAGACTGCCTTCACTATAACCCCTTGGGTCATACTTAGTCTCATAGGTAGTATTCTCCTTATGCCACTTGAATAGGTTTTCTAATTCTTCGTGCCACTCACTAGGACTGCGACCATACTTTTCATGCCTATGGTGGTAGTCACATCCTCCGATGCCATCGTTACCTACGATTGCGAAGGGCTTACCATCTACATATAACTCAGCAACAAAGTTGCTAGTTTCTTGAGATGCGTGTTCTGCGTATTTTACTTTCTTTAGTGATAGTTTCATATCGATGTGTATTTTATTTATTTTAGTATTTAGGTTAAGTGCGGTTTTATGGCAGACCGCAAACTGCGTAAAAGATTAGAGTTCTCTAGTATGTAACTTATTGAGCAATACTTGTAAGTATTCCTCAGAGGTTAGATGCGGTGGTATTTTTGAATGGACATATTCGCCACCACGTAGGTTTAGGTGGATCTCGCCATCCTGATAAGAAATGCCGATAACTCCTAGGTTATAAGCAAATGATTTTGGGTCAGAATAATATTCTTTACTAGTCATATTTTTAATTGGTGTTTTAGTATTTAGGTCATCGGAGAGTTCCGATAGGCACAATATGAGAGACTAGAAATGCTGCAGTCAATACTATTTTGTTAAAAAATGTGAATTATTTGTGCGAAAAAGTATTGACCTCTAGAGCTTGGGCCTCTTGTATCTTTCTTATCGGAGATCTTCCGATGACCTAAAATACTAAAAACACTATGAAAACTAAACTCAAAGAATACAGAATAACCACTACTTGGCATGGTAGCACATATAAAGACTGGTATGATGCTGAGAACAAAGAAGACGCTCTAGCTCAATACGAGAAAGACTTCGACGAATGGGTAGGTTCACAACACAGAAGCAAAAGAACCATCAAGGTTGAAGAGATTAAACCCAATCCTAACCAAGAAATAATACAAGTCAGATGCACGCAATAACACTAACCACCGAAGAAGTCTTTGAACTCTTACAGATTACCGGTTGTGCCATCCAAATAAATCGTGATGCAGACCTGCTATCAGCACATAAGAAGTTAGCCGGTATTCATATGCCGGAATCTTCTGATACTCCTAACTACGATTATGAACCACCCATGTATGGGGCTTAATTATGGAACACGACATCAAAACAAAAATAGACATCGAAATCTCTTTAATGAATATATCCGGCAGAGATAGGGCAGTAGTAGATGCACAAGTTGAATACTACAGAGACCACATTAAAGATATACAATCCGTATACTCTGGCGGTGGATGTTGGCACTTATTGCTACACCTCAGTAATGGTCACATCATTAACATTACAGATGGCAGTTTTGAATCTTCTTATCACACATATGATAATATAGATGAATACTGCGGTGGATATGACCAAGGATTAGGTTGGGAGTATACGCTTCCGTCTTATGAGGATAGATGCAAGTATCCAATGAAGTTGGATTAAAAGCCTCTACCAAGCCTCTCTTCGGAGAGGCTTTTTTTATGCCCAGAAACTAGCACCGGTTCTAGCCCTCCTTGCAGGGTTTTTGCGTGGTCTCTGCTCTTCTGCTTCTGCTACTGCTATATCTCTATCAATGCGAGCAATGCCGATAAACTTAGATAACGCCCTAGCTAGAATCTCGCAGTCCCATAAGTGGTCTCCCTTACTTCTCTTGAGTTTCTTCACGACTTTTATGTGACCACTCTTATCGGTCTGTTTAGTCCAATAGGTAGAGAATAATTGGTCATAATAGACTTTGGGAGTATCTGTGAAGGTGTAGAACCCAGACATCTGTCTGGTGCGTAAGCGATCCATGTCCTCTTCATAGATCTTTTTATTCACATGAAGATACCGGATCTTTGACTTTCCGGCTCGGCCTTTGGTATCTCCGGTAAAAGGGTCTTTCATCTGCAACCGGTATGGCTGCTCGCCTTGCAGGTTTGCCCATCCTCTAGATCCAAACCACTTTGACCGCCTACGATACACCTCCTCATAGACCTCAGATGTTCTATCTC